GGAGAGACCCTCAACCTCCCGTCTCAATATCTCTCCTTCGTGGTAAATCTCTTTCCTCACCATACGATGAATTAGACCCCATGTTCATATAAACCCTACAACCAATCGGAGCCTTCGCTCTTGGGGAGGTCGTCAAGCCTCTTCTCCATACGCTCGGCCACATCTGGGTATAACTCGCACATCGTAGAGTTGCGACCTGTCAGTTGCGCCGCAACCGCAGTCGTCCCACTACCTCCGAAAGGGTCTAAGACCCAATCACCTTCGTCTGTGCTTGCGAGAACACACTTCATCGGCAATTCCACAGGGAAAGGGGCTTCATGCCCGCTTTTGCTAACGGGAGTCATGTCCCAGACCGTGAACAGGTTGTCGGGAACATAGTGATAGTCTGGGCTTTTTGCGAGCATGAAAATGGTCTCATGGCGAGGTATGGGTCGCTTGATGTAGGCTTCGGGTTGCGGATATGCCTTGCTCTTGTTCCAGATGATTTCACTTCGCAGAATCCAACCATCGGCTTGCAGAGCAAGAGCGAGTCGCCATCCCACACCGAGCAGGTTCTTGGGAGCGATACCCGCAACAGAGCGTGAACCCCATTTGTTGCGAGAGCCTTTACGCCCTCCCTCCTTGTAGTCCGAACCAGCACCGCCAGAGCCGTTGTAGCAGTCGCCCATGTTCAACCATAGTGTGCCGTCTTCGGTAAGGGAATCACGAACCTTGCGAAAGACCTCAACGAGACCCTCAATGTATTCATCAAGGTCTTGGTCTTTCCCAATTTCAGCCTCGTCGTCTCCGTAGGAACGCAGACCAAAATAAGGGGGCGAGGTAATACAACTGCGATACCTGCCCTCTTCCAAGTCAAGCGACAGAATGTCGCCTACCTTCACTTCATACAAGGTCAGTCCTCCGATAGACATTCTGCGGCCAGCCGCCTGTTATGCTCTTGTGGGATTGCACATACCCCCACTTCTCAATTATTCGCATAATCGCACCGACCATGTCAATTGTTATTGCGGAGCAATTCCGAACATGTCTGGATGCCTCGTCAAGGATTTGGTGATTGTTGATTGTCTCCCCTCGCTCAAGAGAGAGAACAACGGCCATGATTGCTATTTTGCGATGCAACTTCCTCATGGACATTGACTCCCCCATTTTGGAGAGAATGTCTCGTATTTCTTCGCATGTCATGTGGAGACCACGCGAGGCGATGTTTTGAATATCGCGCTCCGAAGCGTCTGCTCCCCACTCTGCGAGGTTCATACAATTCCTCGCTGGTAGACTGTGCCTCGCTGACCCTCAAGGACGAGGTGGAAGCCCTGCCCCTGCTCTCGGAAGTCAAGGACATAGAGGTTCACCTCTCCGAGGTCAAGGTTCTCAAGACCGCCCTCGCAGACCATCTCAAACGACCTGTCTGCGTAGATGAGGTCGCTCTGCTCTGCGATTTGAGATACGCTCTCGCCCTTCAACTCATCACCGACTCGCACACGGAGACCGCTTGCATCCTGCGTGAAGGAATAACGAGCCACCTTCTGTCCGTTGATGTTCCCCGAATTGATAGCGTCTGCGAGACCCGTAGGAGTCAGCATGACTTCTTGGTGATATTCAACGAGCGTCCCGTCTTGCAGACGGTAGCCGTTGGTATTGATTTTGTCCATCAAGTCTCGGCTCTTAGCGTCCCACTCTGCGATTGTCAGCGTGGTGTGCGGGAAAGCGAGAGCATCCTTTGACGCAGTCAGCGTAGTCTGCTTGCGAGGAGACTTAATCCGCAACTTGTCTTCGGTCTGTGCGATTTTCACAAGGCCCGAATGAGCCTTCAAAGCACCGAGCAACTTCTCAATGTCGGGAACAACAACTTCCTCTTTCGCTTGCACAACATCTGCCGTCATACGGGCAACAGAGGTGATACCATCACGGACGAGGCTTACGGTCTCCACGGAGTTATCACCGTGAGGCTTGATGATACAAGCCTGCACCTGCGGCATCAACTTACCGTTGATAACGGCCATCCTCTGTGTATTCTTCAACAGTCCAACAATGTCTTCCTTTCTTGCTTCAATCATGTTCTTCACAACTCCCCATGTTCCTTTAAACCCCTTCCTCGGAAAAGACTCCGACAGAGGCGACAGGTAATTTCAGTCTCATGGTCTACGGGAAGGTGGCGACCAAAAGCGTCCATGCCTCGGCACAGGAAATACCCTGCACCGTCCTTCACCATGACTTCGTAGTGCGTCCTCTTCTTACGACGCAACTCCGAGACTCTGCGGATTCGCAGGGCCACGCTATCACTCCCAGACCAAGAAGGGCAGACCCGTCCATTCAACCTTGCCGTCTTCCACTCGCAGAATCGTGTGGGTCGTGCCGAGGTGTTCTTGGTTCCAGCCTTTCATTTCTTCAATGGAGGCTCGGATTTCCCAACAGTTATCGGGCATGTTCGGGTCGTCTTTGACACCAGCCGCCCTGTCGCCCTGCTTCGTGTAGCGAGCAAGGAAAATCTGTTGCGAGAAGAGACGCATAGTCCCTTTCTCCCAATCGGGGGTCTCCCCGACCTTCATCAGTCCCTTCTGCCCATTTCCGAGGTCTGCGAATTGCTTCACATCCTTCAAGTGGAAAGTGAAGAAGACCGCATCAACAGGGAGTTGGTGCGCTCGGTTCATCACATCACGGAACAGTTGGTTGCGAATGCGCCACTCTGCTTGGTTAAACTTGTCGCCGTCCTCCACATTGATAGGGTTCTTGCTACGGTTCATCAAGACATAGGTCATGGCTTGCTCGCACCACTTGAGGAAGGAAGAACCTCCGTCAATGATAACTGCGCCGATTTCACCCTCTTTGGCTTGCTCACCAATGATTTTGATGAAGAAGCCCATTTTGTCTACAAGAGCAGTCCAATTCGTCGTGTTGTCTGCCTCAAAGAGGGAAGCATCCGTCTCGTCAAAGACGGGAACGACGCGAATGTTCTTGTCGTGGGCGTAATTCTTCGCAACGGTCTGCACCGCAGAGTTGTCAATGTCAATAATGACGATTTCCTTATCGGTGCGAGACCTTGCGATATCAATCGCAAGTCCCGTCTTGGCCGTGTTCTCTTTGCCCGTCAAGGACATACGGATTGGAGAGGAGGTCTCACGCTTTCGCATGAACAACTCTCGGTAGTGTTCAATCCCAAACACAGGTTTCTCTTCCGCAGGCTCGTTTGTCTTGGCTCCCCAACTCATTCTTCATCACTCCCAATCGTCGTCTTCTTCTGCATCGTCGGCGGCAGGCATGGCCGAGGCCATGTTCTCAACACACCACCAGCCTGTCGTAGCCAAACGCCCGTCGCCTTCACGACCCACATAAGGCTGACCGACAACCGCCAGCAGAGAACCAACACCGAAGTCCAACTTCATGTCTTCCTCCATGTTCACATAGAGGTCAAGCGGAGGAGCAGAGGACATGAGGTCAAGGTCGGAGAGGGTGATGATAGCACCGCCCTTCTCGCGAGGGTCAATGTGGGCGACTTCCAGCACAACTGCACAGAGAGCATCCCACTTCTCCTTATCGGAGAGAGTCGCAACGAAGGACTCAATCTCGTCAAGTCCTTTGAGAACCTTCATGTTGTCTGCGATGAGACCTTCTCCCGTAGGGAGAAGAGGAGGTGCGCTGAAAATCGTCTTGACTTCGTCGTCAAGGGAATAGACAGAGACACCAGCCTTAGCGTAGGCCGTCCCGTTCTTGGACAGGTTCGCAGGAATGCGAAGAGGCATGAAGGTCGGGTAATTCACCTTAGCAAGGTCGCCACGAAACTTCATGGGAATGACCTGCGGTGCGGAAGTGTCTCCGACTTTGCGACCAATGAACAGGCAAGTGCGCTCAAGGTCTTCGGTAGACCGAGCCTTGCCGTAGGCGTAGTTTGGCGAACCGCTTGGGTAGGTAGGCGAGGACTTGTTCTCAATGCAGATGAAATAGCCCGTTCCATCGTCAAGACGGGTAGCCTGCCGAGGCAGGTTCTCCGTATGCGATTCTGCGACACCCTCTGCGAAAGCAGTCTTGTTCGTCAGAGAGGGGTTGTGAACGACCTTGAAGCCGCCGTCCAAATCGTCTACAAGGTAGAGCGAAATGAGTCCCTGTGCGACAAGTGCCTTGCGACCCTCGCCATCAAGACCCTCAAGGAGGTTCTTGTATTTGTTGTAGAAGACCTTGCCCCAATCCTTGTATCGTGGGGAGGAGAGGAACATGCCCTCAAGCATCACACATCCACTACGGGACAACTTCGCTTTCTCGCTTCGCAATTCAGCCGCCGCCATTCGCAGGGTCTTCGTCTCAATCTCGGCTTCACCGAGACCGTTTGCTTGCAGGCTCAAAGCATGTGCATCAAGCACACGCTTATGTCGTGAAGCCAATTCGCTCACCGAACATCCCACATTCTTCGCCACTCTTTCCATCATGTTTGCATCAACCATCGTTTTCCACTTCCGTTGTATTTTGTCCTAAATCTCCATGTCCATATAAACCTCACCCACAGAGCATTCGGCAATAATTCCACCGAACCACCGTCTCATCAACGCCTGCGAGAATATCACGCTCGCTGATGATGGAAGCCTCAATGACTTTCATTTTGGCTTCGCTGGTTGCCGAGGATGAGACGGCGTAGTCAAGAACCTGCTTGATTACCATTCTCATAGGCATGGAGAGAATCATTTTGACTGCGTCCTCAAGGCCTTGAGCCTTTACGCACATACGGAGGAAAGCCTTCTCGCTGAAATTAACATCGGTTAGACCGAGGATGAAACGCTCCCTGTTTAGGGGTGGGAGTGTGGCGTAGGCTTGCAGGCAACCAATCGCATTCCGCAGGTCGCCACGGTGGGCCTGCACGATGTATTGCACATGCGGTGATGGGAGAACGAGACGCTCTTGCGCCGCTATGCGAATGAGTCTGTCAATCATGGCTTCTTCCTCTATCGGAGTGAAGGTTCGCAACTGACAACGGGATTGCAACCACGGTGAGACCTTGCTCAAGTCGTTGCATGTGAGAATGAAATAGCAAGTCGCATTCTCAATAACGCCTTTGAGAGCGTCTTGTGCTTGGATAGTGAGACGGTCAGCCTCGTCAAGCAGAATGATGGTCTTCCACATACCGCTTGTTGCGAGAGGGATAATGTCCTCTTCCACAAACTCAATGCCCCTCGTCTTCTTGCTGGAAGCATTGAAGACATGCAGGGTATAACCGAGTTGCTTTGCAAGGATATGGGCGCAAGTCGTCTTACCCGTCCCTGCCTCGTAGGAATGAAAAAGAAAGTGGGTCATTGGAGCGTCTCCGTGAGCAATCGTCTGCAATTCTGCGACAATAGTCTCTTGACCGACGACCTCGGAGAAATCCGTAGGTCGGTATTTAGCAAACCAGATGGGGTTCATCCGAGCATCGCCTCCTCGTAGGACTGCTTCTTCATCATCTCTAACTCGTATGAGCAATAGTCGCAGACCTCCCATGCAATAGGAGCGAGGTTGTCGCACATACGACAGATAGTCATGTCGTGCTTCTCCAAGAAGTTGAGAACCATAGGTTCAACGATGCGCTTCGTAAGCCACTTACGAATCACTTACCCACCCCGAAAGAGAGTCGGTTTCCACACCGACTGCAAATCAAATCCATTCGCGTCTTCTTTCCGTCTTGCATTTTGAGAGAGACCCAAAATTGCTGGGCCTCGCATTTCTTAGCGGTGCATTTTACATCAACTGTCTTGTTCATTCTTCTTCCTCCTCCATCTCATCAAGAAGCCGACGAATCGCAGGTGTCGCCGCCACGAACACACCGTAAGGAGTGCGTCCTCTCGTCTTGATGCGAATACATGGTGTCTGTGGGCCTACAAGGAAAGCATCAAGGGGTCGCAGGTTCTCGGATGCGTGGAGCATTGAAGTCTCGTCTGCCCCCCTCTCAATGAGCGTCTCTTCGTCTGTGTCAAGTCGGATGATGAAACCACCGTTGGCGACAATCCATTCGGCCTCGTTCCTGTGCCGAACATCATCGCAGACTGCGAGGGGAATGCCTTTGCGCTCCATGTAGTGAAACAGACGCTCGCACCAATAGTCGGGGTCTCGCAGGTCTCGCTTGGCCTGCCCCCATGCTTGTAGGAGTGGGCGTGTCAGCGACTTGTCCTGCTCCTCAAGCAGAGACCACAGGAAGCGAGCATCCGTCTTGGCTTTCTTGGGGAAATACGCCTGCGACACTTCCATGCGGAGCGACTCTGCGAAAGACACTACGGGTATGTCGTAGGTCTGTGCAATCATCGTGGCGAGCGTGGTCTTACCCGACCTCATGCTACCTGCGATGCCGATAACGACAGGGGCTTTCATAGCCAGCCCTCCGCCTTGACGACTTTCGTCTCCTCCTTGTCTGGGAAGCACTTGGGGCAGAGGCTCAACCTCTGCGCTTGTGCATCCGTCAAGTTGGGTCTATGCTCAAGCGGCTCGCCGCAAGCATAGGACGGTGTCTTGAAGTCATGGTGCTGACTTCCCTTGTGAAGGTATTTCTCCTCGGCCATGAGGTGAAGAAACGCTGATGTTCCTATAAACCCCTTCTCCGACAGACGAGGCAGTCCGACCATCTGTCCTTGATAATACGCTTCTGCCTACACGAAGGACAGACGGTGGCTCTCTGCTTCTCCGATGCCGACATGGTGGAGAAGGGGCGGGTGAACAGAAGGTCTTGCTTCTCTCGGATGATTTCATCATCAATAGCATAGACGGTCTGCTTCGTCTTGAGTCCCTCGCCTGCATCCACCATCTCATGCCCGACTTGTGCTATTTGCAGGTTCTTCGCAAGCATGGCGGTCAATGAACTATCGTTGGGCAAGGTTCGGAACTCTCCGCTATTTAGCAAAATGCTCTGCATCTGCATCCTCGTCATTGGGCCTTTCTCAAAGAGAATCTCCGCTATCCTTCTTCGCAGACGGGCATTGTTCTTCGCGGCCACAGTCTGCGATAGTCGCACCCCTATATGAGGCTCACTCATCAATATACCCCAGAGACTCGGCAGAACCCCAAGAACCGTATTCTTCGTGAACAGGAACTATTTCCTTCGCTTCTCTGCCGAAGAGAAGTGCGAATAGTGCGCCGAACCACTCTGCCTTGAAAGGAAAAATGGCGATGAACCACAACCATAGCACAATGCCCTCCGTGTGCGATAC